AAAGTTTGTGAAAGCCTTTCCCAAGCAAACGAAACTCAAAAAAAGGAAATGACCCAACAAATTAGTGCAACGTTGGAAAATTTAGAAATAATAGCTAATAATCGAAAAATAGCTAAAGCGTTTCAGTCGCTAATGGTGCGAGGGATAAACGAAAAGCGCTATGCAACGCCAACCGAAATAAAACAAGGCACAAGCGCATTAAAAGACCTTGAGGCTATCGCTAACCCACAAAGCAACAAAATAGAGATCAATAACACCAACGCACAGCAAACTGAAGTAACCGAAATTAGACGAACGATAGTAAAGCTAGATAAATGATAATAGATTTAAAGACTGCCCCTATATTTGAGCCACTATTAGAAAGCAAAAGATATAAAGGAGCTAAAGGCGGACGTGGTAGCGGTAAAAGCCATTTTTTCGCCGAGTGCATAATTGAGGCAATGCTAATCAACCCAAACGCTCGCATAGTTTGTATAAGAGAAATACAACGCTCGTTAAAATTTTCATCAAAAGCCCTAATAGAAAGCAAGATAAACAGCTTAGGAGTAAGTGAATATTTTGAGATAACGCTAACCGAAATTAGAGCTAAGCGAGGCAATGGCTTAATAATTTTTCAAGGCATGCAAGATCATACCGCCGATAGTATAAAATCACTAGAGGGCTTTGATATTGCGTGGGTAGAGGAAGCACAAAACCTAAGCAAGCGAAGTTTAGAACTTTTACGTCCAACTATACGCAAGGAAAACTCCGAGCTTTGGTTTAGCTGGAACCCTGAAAATGAAACGGACGCAGTGGATAGCTTTTTTAAACAAATGCAAGATAACCAAGCAACCGATTATATTTTAATACACGCAAATTTTAGCGATAACCCTTTTTTGCCAACCGAGCTATTTAATGAGCAAGAATACGATCGCAGGTATAATCCCAGTACCTACGAGCATATTTGGCTAGGGGGCTACAACACAAAGAGCGACGCACTTATTTTCAAGGGCAAATTTAGAGTAGAAAATTTTAGCACCGATGGGTTAGGAAATCCTTATCACGGCTTAGACTTCGGCTTTGCTAACGATCCGACAGCGGCGATAAGGTGCTATATACACGACCGCAAACTATATATAAGCCACGAGGCTGGAGCGGTAGGTTTAGAGCTTGATTATACGGCGGAGTTTCTAAAAGAACGTATCGAAAATATATATAAATATGTAATAAGAGCCGATAACGCACGCCCTGAAAGCATAAGCTATTTAAAAAGGCACGGATTAAGCATGATAACGCCAACAATAAAAGGCAAAGGCAGCATAGAGGACGGCATAGAGTTTATACGCAGTTTTGAAGCAATTATAATACATGAGCGCTGCGTAGAAACGGCACGAGAATTTAGATTATACAGCTACAAAACCGATCCACACAGCGGTGATATATTGCCTCAAATACTAGATGAAAATAACCACTACATAGACGCATTACGCTACGCCCTAGAACCACTAATAAAAAGCAAAACAACAATTTGGGGACATATTACAAGCCGAAGCTAACACCCAAAAACGCCTTATTATTAATCAAAAATAAAAGGCGGAATAATGGGGCAAAAAATAACCGATAGCTTAGAAAACCTAGTAACCAAAATGGGGCAAATGACGGCGAATAGAGATTATACGCCATTATTAGTCACAAACACACAGCTTTTAAACGCTTACAACAATGGTTGGATAGCTAAACGCTACATTAAAAAGACCATAGGCGATATGCTAAAAATGGGGCGTGAGATCGACTGGGGCGAAATAGATGAGGAGCGAAAAAAGGAGTTTTTTAACGCTTGCGGTAAGCTAGAGATCGAGGGCGTTATTAAAGACCTATTATTTAACGTTTTGCTATACGGAGAGGCGGCGATTTTAGCCGTAACTGACGCAGGCGAAGATACCTATCAACTCCCATTAATGCCAAATGAAACAATTAAGCAATTTATCGTTTTTGGTAAAGGCGAATTTAAAGCAAGAAATGCAGAACACAAATTTAACCGACCTAGCCTTTATGATGTAAAAGGCGTTAAGACACACGTTAGCCGCCTTTGTATAGTGCAAGGAGGCATTAAGAGCTACGGCGTAAAACAGCGGGAAAGTATAAGTGATATAGCCACCGCCCTAGACGTGATAAAGATGTTTGACACTATCACATTAAGTGTTAGCGATTTGATCGAGGAGTGCAAAATAGATATTTATAAAATGCACGGATATAACGAACAAATAGCAACGGGCAATGAGGACGAAATTTTAAAACGCTTAAAATTAATCAATTCAGCAAAGAGCTACACCAACGCTATTGCTATGGATACGGAGGACGACTATTTAACAAAGGAAAACAACCTAACGGGGATAGCCGAGCTTTGGAGTAAGAGTTGTATTGTGGTAGCTGGAGCATTAAACCGCCCTATTAGCATACTATTTGGCGAGGGGGCTGGCGGTTTTAGTAGTGGCGAAGAAGACAACCGAGCATATTATGAAACTATCAACGAATTACAAAACACACTATTACGCCCAGTTTATGACTTCATCGATCCGTTTATATTAGGTGAAACCCTAGAATACGATTTTTACAGCATAGACAGCTTAAACGATAAAGAAAAAGCTGAAATTTTAAACGTAAAAAGCACAGCCCTTGGAAATTTGCTAGACAAGGGTGTAATAACCGAGGCGATAATTTTAAAAGAGCTAAAAGACGAGGGCTTGATTAAGAATATAAGCGCTGAGGACATAACCGAAGCCGAGCTTTTAGCCCAAAAGTTAGACGAGCCAGCCGATGAAACCGACCTTATCTGAGCTATTTAGCAAGAAACGTAATAAAGAGTTTAAGCCAGTGCAGCCTAGCAAGCGTGCAGAGGTTAAATATCGCAACGCTTTATTATTACTAATCGCCTCTTTAAAGACGGCTCTACTAAAAAGGCTTAGAGCGTTTTTGCTGGGTAACCCTAGCGACGCCGAAATAATAGAACACACAACCCAAATACTAGACGGACTACGAAAAGCTGACACACTAGACTATGCCAAAAAGCTAAGCCGAGGCGTGGTTAGCGCAGTAAATGAAACCAACAAAGAGCGACTAATCCAAAACGTGCAAAAAGGCACGGATATAGACCTAACCCCACTAGTAGGCGATACCGCCGTAAAAGGCAAACTAGACGAATACGTAGCCAAAAATGTGAGCTTGATAACCTCGGTTAAAAATGACTACCTAAACGACGTGGAAAAAGCAATAAGAGAAAGTTATTTAAAAAATGGCAGGGCTGAAAATTTAGCCACAATCATACACGAACGCACGGGCGTAAGCAAAAGCAGGGCTAGACTAATAGCTAGAGATCAGACGGCAAAAATTAACGCAGAGCTAGATCAAGAACGCATGCAAAATCTAGGCGTAAAGCTTTATATTTGGCAGACGGCGAAAGATGAAAGGGTAAGACACACGCATGCGAATATGCAAGGCGTGCTATGTCGTTTTGATGATGATAGCGTGTATAGCAAAGACGGCGGCAAAACGTGGATAAAACGAGAAGCGGACAAGCCGAAATGCAAGCCCGGCGTTGATATACAATGCCGATGTTTCGCAAAAGCAATCATAGGGGTATAAATGGATTTTAAGATAAATGATGACGGCTACATAATAACAAAAGCCAAAATGGCAAGTATTCAGCCTATGGAATACCTAGGCGAGGAAATCGGACGCACAAGCGGAAAAATTTATAAAGTTTTTAGGGACGAAAAAGAAGTTTTTAGCCCCGAGACGATTAAAAGCTTTGAGGGCAAGCCGCTAACGCTAACACACCCAGACGACGACGTAACAGCTAAAAACTGGAAAGATACGGCGATAGGACATATTCAAAACGTGCGCCGTGAGGGGGATTTTTTGGTAGGTGATGCATATATAAATGACGAGATAGCGATCAAAATAATAAAAGAACAAGGAATAAAGGAGGTAAGTTGCGGATATGACAGCAAACTAATCGAGCGTGATGGGAAAATTTGGCAAACGAATATAAGGGGCAATCATTTGGCAGTAGTAGCCGAGGGGCGAGCTGGCAAAGATTGTAAATTAGGTGATAGCAAAAGGATAAAAATGAAATTCATAGATAAATTAAAAGGCGCTTTGATAGCAGCCAAAAAGTTTAAAGATAACGACGAAGTCGGTAAAGAGAAAGTAGAGGAAGCCAACGAGGCTAATAATGAGCTAGTTGATCTTTTAGAGCAAGCATTAAGCGGGGCTGAGGAAGTAAGCACAAAACTAGACGAAACAACAGCAGAGCTTGAAAAAACAAAAACTGAGCTAGCAGATGTAAAAGCCAAAAGCGTGAAAGACGATGACGGCACGGACGAAAACTCAGAAATCGCAGAGCTAAAAGCTAAAGTTGAAGCGTTGGAAAAAGAAAACGCTGAGTTAAAAGCCGAAATCGAAA